TTAAGCTTAAACAAGAGTTTCAACCTGACATCATCTATATTGACTATCTAAATATCTGTAGTTCACAACGACTTCGATACGGTGCAAACGTTAACTCGTACACCTATGTCAAGACGATTGCTGAAGAACTAAGGGGTTTGGCAGTAGAATATAATGTACCTATCGTGAGTGCCACACAGACTACTCGGTCCGGTTTTACGAATTCCGACCCAGGTCTTGAGGACACATCCGAATCCTTTGGTTTGCCAGCAACAGTTGACTTGATGTTAGCACTCATATCAACCGAGGACCTTGAAGCCCTTGGCCAGATCATGGTCAAACAACTCAAGAATCGATACAATGACCCATCTTATTATAAACGATTTGTCATTGGTGTTGATAGATCTAAGATGAAGCTCTTTGACGTGGAGGTATCTGCACAGACCAACATAGCAGATGCAGGTCAAGATGATAAGCCAGTCTTTGATAAGTCCGAGTTTGGCCGGCGAGCCAACGCCGAAGGGTTTACTGGATTTAAGTTTTAACTAAGGGACTTCGGTCCCTTTTGTTTTATATAAATAGTAAATTAATATATTGATGGATAACAATGGCGACTTTAGTAGGAAACGCAAAGTATGGACAAGGGCATAAGATCATCCTTAAATCGGCTGATCAATTACCTTCGTCTACTAAATCTAAGTTTGCTAAAGAAGGTTACTCTGCTGGCAAGTCAGTATTCTCTATCGTAAAATCATCTGCATCACTTAAGATATTTAAGTTAATAGAACTAGCTGCTGGTAAAGATTCAATATACCTTAAAGACGATAAGAATCGTATCATCGTTGTCAAAGGATCAGCAACCTCTATTAATGGTGCATTTAATCACTTCTCAGAAAACGCAAAGAGTAATACTGGAATCCTTACTGAGGTTAAAGAAAACGTCAGCATGGAGATATTTAGAGAATACTTTGAGAGAAACCGAGTCTTGACTGAGGATGCATGTAGACAACTTTTAGGCAATCAACAGAAGTACTATGATTCAACCTACTATCAAAGTGCTATTAAACAATTAAATGCTTTAAAAAAGAATATCAAAGGTAAAGGTTTTACCTATGAGAGACAAGGTAAAAATCTTACTGCAAAAGTATATGAAGTAGCTCGTAAGCTTACCAAGAAGTCTAATGACAATTGGAATCCAGCCGACGTATGGATGATAAAGAAGACGTTTAAGATGGATCCACTATATAAAGCTCAGACTGTGGATGAGTTAAATGGGATGATAACAAAAGCTTATAAGAAGGGTGACATCATACCTATCTCATTGAAACAAGTTACCGCACCTAATGCTAATTTCTCAGTAATAGATCCAGATTCAATGATGAACATGAAACTTGATATTGACCTATCATTTTCAAAAGTAGATTTATCAAATACATTTGCTAACTTTATCGTACAAACAAAATCAGGGTTTGCTGTACGATGTGGTTTTAAAGCCTCAGCATCAACATTAAACGTATCTCTTGAAGGTCGATTCATCGGAGCAGGCTATCAACTTGGTGCTGTAGATGCAAAGACATATGCCCCACATATCAAAACTAGTTATAAATATGAAGTTAGGAGTGGCGTTAATGTCAGTGATGCAGACATAACAAAAGCTAAGGCTGAACTCAAACAAATCTTTGAAAAGTATACCCGCATCTCAAATACTTTAGACAATTATAATGACGCTATACGGGCATTTAATAGTAGCAATGAGCTTACACGCAAAAGGTTTGCTAATTTAATATCATACCTATATAGCTTCATGATTGCACCAAAGAGTCCCAAAGAGTTTAAGGAGAATATGCAATATTGTTACTTCTCATCTAAAAAGATCACTACTGGGAGCTGCCTGTACGTCATCCTCCAGTAACAAATTGTTACAGATTGTTACAATTTGGTAACACCTTTAATTAAGATGTATGGTATAATAAGAATATAGAGATTTTATGCTTAAATTTAAAGAATATATAACAGAACAAAAAGAAGGTTACCTAACCATATTTGACATAGATGACACTCTATTCCATACTACTGCCAAGATCATCATCCGTAAGTCTGGTAAGGCTATAAAGAAACTTACTAGTGGTGAGTTCAATACCTACAAATTAGGTCCTGGTGAGTCTGCAGACTTCTCAGAGTTTGAGGATGCAGAGAAGTTCAATAAAGAATCTAAGCCAATCACAAAGATGTTCAATAAAGCCAAAGCACTATTGGCTGACACCCATAAACATCCAAACAATAAAGTAATCATAGTCACAGCAAGACCTGACTCAGACAATAAGAAGAAGTTCTTAGATACCTTCCGTAAGTATAACTTTGACATAGACGATGTAAGGGTAGAAAGAGCAGGTAAAATATCAGCACTCTCAGCTCCACAATCAAAAGCTATCATCATCCATAACTACTTAAAAACAAACAAGTTTAATAAGGTAAGGCTCTTCGACGATAGTCTCAACAATCTTAAAGAATTTTTGAAATTGCAAAAGCACTTTCCAAACATTAAGTTTACTGCATGGCATGCACATATAGATGGAACTGTTAATCAAATAAAGACATAAATACATATATGGAAGACATTTTCGAATCACTAAAAACATTTGTCATGACTGAGGAAGATTGGTCAAGACATCCTATTGTCTCAGAAACCTCTACAACTCAATCAGGAGGATTTTTAGGACTTACTCACTCTGATGAATCAAAACAATTAATGTCTACTATTAAAAAAGGTAAAAAACGATCTTTGGCAGCTAGACAAGCGATTAGTAAAGGTAAAATAGGAAAACCTAGATCTGAAGAAACAAAAGAAAAGATACGAAAATCCAATTTAGGTAAAAAAAGGTCTGCAGAAACTATACGTAAATTAAGTGAATCTCATATCGGTCATAAAATAACAATTGAAGAATCATTAGCTCGTAGTATTAGAATGACAGGTAAAAAACGCGGGCCTTATAAAAGAAAATGATTAAGTTTACAGAGTTCTTAACAGAAGCCGCAGATGACGGCAAATTAAAGCATATCCACCATCCAGAGGATCGTCCTTTGCTTCATGGCAAAAAGGGTTTTGCACATGCCTTTGGTGCTTTAAGTCAAGCACATGAGCATCTAAAGTCTGGCAAGAAGAGCTCTGATATGACCATGAAGTACGATGGCTCTCCAGCTATTGTATTCGGCCATCACCCAAAGACCGGTAAGTTTTTTGTAGCTTCTAAGTCTGCATTCAATAAGAACCCAAAGATTAACTATTCTATAGACGACATTGAGCGTAATCATGGTCATGCTCCAGGTCTTGTAGAAAAACTAGCTGCAGCATTAGAACACCTACCTAAAGTATCACCTAAGAAAGGTGTATTCCAAGGTGACATGATGTTTAGTCATGGAGACATGGTACATAACCCTAACGGTTCAGTATCATTCACACCAAACACAATCACATATTCAGCTCATGGTACAGAAGCTAACAACATTAAGAAAGCAAAGGTTGGCGTAGTCGTACATCAACAGTATCGTGGATCAGACTTACATACTATGAAGGCTAGTCCTCACATCGAGCATAAGTTTAAAGCACATCCTGATGTATGGCATAAAGGTGCAGAGCATGATACATCGTTCACTAACTATGCTCCTAAGTCACAACTAGAATTTAATAAACACATGGAGAAAGCTAAGGCTATCCATGATACACACCACAAGATGATGTATCCACTTACAGAGCCTCATCATGGAGAAGGTGGTCATCTAGCTACATATATAAACAAGACGGTCAAGAACGATGAGAAGCCAACATCACGAGGCTTTCAACAACATATCCTTGACTTGTCACAAGCTGCGCAAGACAAACTTAAGACGGCTGCAGCTGCACAGAAGAAGCAAGCTGAGGCAAGATCACACGTTGATCATATACAGAAAAACAAAGAACACTATGATAATTTATTGAAGATGCACCAGCATTTATCTGCAGCAAAGAATACTTTGGTGTCAGCTCTTAATGCACATCCTGGTACATTAAGCCATCATATTAATGGCAAGCCAACTGCGCCTGAAGGTTTTGTGGTACACCATCAGAACGAGCCGACTAAGCTTGTTAATCGCGCAGAGTTTAGTAAAGCAAATCTTTTAAAGGTACGAAAATAATGTTAACATTCAAAGAATATCTATTAGAGTATGCGATCGACGCTAAAGGTCATAAGTCTTCTGAAGGCGGGTTGACTAAGAAAGGTGTTGATGCATATAATAGAGAAAATCCAGGTAGTAACTTACAAACTGCTGTTACTACTAAGCCATCTAAACTAAAACCCGGAAGTAAAGCTGCAGGACGACGTAAGTCATTCTGTGCTCGTATGGGTGGAGTTAAAGGCCCAATGAAGGATGAGAACGGTAAACCAACAAGGAAAGCATTAGCTTTAAGAAAATGGAACTGCTAAACTTTAAAGAATACTTAAAAGAAGAAACTGATGCTAAGCACCATGTCTTAGCATTTGGTCGTATGAACCCACCTACAACTGGCCACATGAAGGTCATTGATAAGGTGCATGATGTGGCAGCAAAACATAGCGCTAGTCATGGCGTCGTTACTTCGCATAGTCAAGATAAGAAGAAGAACCCATTAACTGCTGCACAAAAGTTAAAGCATTTAAAACGATACTCACCACAGACAAACTTTAAAGCATCATCTCCTGAGCGTCCAACTATACTACATCATGCTGCTGATCTACATAAGAAAGGTATAACACACTTACATGTGGTGGTTGGTTCTGATCGTAAGAAAGAGATGCACAGTCTGTTACATAAATATAATAATAAAGAATCTGGTCATGGTCATTATAGCTTTAAGAAGATAACAGTGCATTCTGCAGGTGGTAGAGATCCAGATGCAGAAGGCACAAGCGGAGTATCAGCTACTAAACAAAGAGAGCATGCCGCGATAAAACACTTTGACAAGTTTAAGAAGGGTGTGCCTTCACATGTATCAGATGCACACGCTAAAGAGTTGATGCATGACGTACACCATGGGATGAAATAGTGACCGATCTAAATGATCTATTTAAAGTTATAGCCGAAGGTAAGAAACACTACGAAGACACAACAGTAGTCGGCCAAACTATCAAACAAGCCAAGCAGAACGTAAAGTCTGACTTGTCTGCACTCTTTGAACAACTCACATCACTCAAAGAAGACCTCGAAAAAGAATTAGTCGTTGCTGAGGCAAAACAAGAACAACAAATCATCAACGAGATATCAACACTCGTCGCAGAAGAGACTCTCACAGAAGAGATCCCTGCACAGCCGATCATTCACACTCCAGAAGTTAGAGCTGCGCAAGTTGATGCAGATGTCAATAAGTATCTAACTGACAAATCATTCCAAAATCCACAGCCAGATCTAGTCGATAAGAACGTAGAAGACATTCGTAATAAGATTAAGTTCTTAGAGCAAGCTATCGGTCGTATCGCTGCAGCTGGTCCTGGTGGTGGTGAAGTTAACTTAAGATGGCTTGATGACGTAGATCGTTCAACTATCACAGACGGTTGGTACTTAAGATATAGTGCAACTAAAAAGAAATTTGAATTTGCAGAAGTCATATCAAGCGGCGGTAACGGTGCTACTGGTCCTGCTGGTGCTACAGGTCCTCAAGGAGATCGTGGCGCTACTGGTATCGATGGAGCTTCGGGTGTAAATGGATTAGATGGAGCAACTGGAGTTCAAGGTGCTAGTGGTATAGATGGAGCAACAGGATCACAAGGTATCGATGGTGCATCTGGAGTTCAAGGTAATGCTGGAGCCACAGGCATTGATGGTGCATCAGGAGTTAATGGTATAGACGGTGCTACAGGTACTCAAGGTGCTAGCGGAGTTGGTGGAGCAACTGGTATCGATGGAGCTTCAGGTATCCAAGGCGAAACTGGAGCCACAGGTATTACCGGAGCAAGCGGAGTAAATGGTGCTACAGGAATTAGCGGAGCTAGTGGTGTTAATGGATCTACTGGTCCAACAGGAGCTAGCGGTATTAACGGCTCATCAGGTATCCAAGGAGCTAGTGGTTCAACCGGTTTAACTGGTGCCACTGGTGTTGGAGTTCAAGGAGCTAGCGGAAGTACAGGATTAACAGGAGCAACAGGTTTAACAGGATCTACTGGTCCAGCTGGAGCAAGTGGAGCTGTTGGTTACTACGGTACCACTGAAGTCACTACACCAACTTATACAGTTGTTGATAACGATTTTTATATCGGCGTTAACTATGCTGGACCTGTAACTATTACATTACCTACATCAACTAATTCTGGTAGGATGCTCATCATCAAAGATGAGGATGGTGATGCAGAGATAAACCCTATCACAGTATTAGGGACAGTTGATAACGATGCAGGTGGATTTATAATTCAAATTAATAACGGAGCCATTCAATTACTTTATAGAAATGGTTGGAGAATCGTATGACGTACTTATTTACAAATAACCAAGAGATTAAAAATGATATTGGAAATCCAATACCAATATCAGCCAATACTACCACAAATAGTAGTTCAAATCCAATTTATACAACAGTCACGGGCACAATAACTTCTACAGTAACAGACGGTCAACAAGATGCTTTTGGCAGATTACGTGTATCAGAAGCATTTACTCTTGGTGATTATAAACACACTTATGGCATTGATCCTAACTTTAGAGACACGTTATCTAATGGTGGAACTGTAACACACATTGCGAATCAGGCTGCATCTAGATTAGCTACTAGTAACAATACTAGTAGCCGTGCCATACACCAGACTAAAATGTATCACAACTATATGCCAGGTAAGAGTCAGTTAATTAAGACTACTATCAACTTCTATAATGCCACTACCAATGTGACAAAACGCACAGGTTACTATGACGATCTAAATGGGATATACTTTGAGCAAAATGGAGCAGGAGTTTTAAGTTTTGTTATAAGAACTAATACATCAGGCACAGCATCAGATGCTCGTAGAATTGTGCAAGCTAGTTGGAACAAAGATAAATGTGATGGAACCGGCCCGAGTGGTTTTAACTTAGACATTACTAAAACACAGATTGTGTTTATTGACTTTCAATGGTTGGGTGTAGGCCGCGTTCGTTGTGGGTTTGTTCATGATGGCCAGATGATTATTGCACATGAGTTTTATAACAGCAATAATCTACCTGTTGTTTATATGGCTAATCCTAACTTACCTGTTCGCTGTGAGATATTAAATACAGGCACTACAGCTGGTGGTTACTTTGATCAAATATGTTCAACAGTAGTATCCGAGGGTGGTTACATAGAATCAGGTATTGACTTTAGTGCAGATTCAGGACAAACGTCTCAAAGCATTACAACTGCTAATGGTATGTATCCTATCATGGCTATACGATTAAAAAATTCATTTAGAGGTTATCCTAATCGTGTTGTAGTACGATCAGGTAACATTAATGTTTATGCTGAAGAATACCCTGCTTATTGGGCATTATATAAATTAGATGCACTTGCCAATATTACACTTTCCAGTGCTACTTGGACTTCGGCTGATGATGATTCTGCAATAGAATACTCGCTAAATGCTACTGCTTTTACTAGCGGAGACAGAATAGATGGTGGTCTCGTAGGCACTACTAGTCCTGGTGGTTCAGCCAAAGGTACAGGCACAGCACCAGTGAATCAACCAAGCAATGCTAAAAAGAATTTTATTGCACAAAACTTAGATTCAACAGACAGTGAGATATATGTAGTTTGTGCCAAAGCTATTGGTGGAACTACTAAAATTTGGGTTGATTTTCAATGGAGGGAAATATACTAATGAAAAAATTAACATTAATAGCAGCATTACTTTTAACTGGTTGTAGCTTCATTATGCCAGTACCATATGATCCTGCGGGAGGTGCAGCATTAACAGACATCTCTATCCAATTGGATAAGGTAAGTTGTATAGATAAAGATAAGAATGAATGGCAAAAGTTAGTTGATGATGCACGATGGTTAGATGTACATGCTGAATGGAAACAAGACCCACAAGCAAAGACTATCGATGAGCTATATGTAGCAATACAAAAGGCAAGAGACGGCTCCACAGCATACTGTGATGCCACTATTAAACTTCAAAAGACCCGAGTAAAAGTACTCCAAAAAGTATGGAAAGGAAGATAACATGTCAGTATTAAACGAATTAAGATCAGCAATGTCAGAGCCTGGTATCAAAGGTGCATTGGCCCAACAGTTACATGATATCACAGAACAATACAATGATGGTATCCTTACAGATGCAGAGTTCAAAGACTTAGTCGAGCAAATAGCCGATGTCCAAGCTAACGATGAGCTTGCAGGAGATGAGGTAACTTCAAGATGGGTCGCAAATATTACAAAAGTGATACTTTCTGCCGTATAAATAATACTATACAGCAACATTATATAGATGGATAAAAATGAAGAACTATAGACAGCTTATTAAAGAACTGCCTTCCAAGACACTTGTGA